GGTATGTCAATAGACTCTGGAAAGTTAATTAATAAAAGAAATATGGGAACTTATACTAAGTTAAACTCAGATGGAGCCATGGAAGGTTACTCAACTGAGTTTGAGATGATTCCTATCACACTTGGCGTAGATATTGAAATATTAATCAGTTCTACATTGGATGCCTTAAAGATAACCGAGATGCTTGTCAAGGAGTTATATAAAGCAAATAATTTTAACATTGAGGTTGGTCATTTAAACGAAGCAACATACCGATTAAATTCACAATACTCAATGCCAGATGATTATGATATACAAAGACCTATAGACTTTACATTCGAAGATAAAGACAAATATAAAATTACATTTCCAATAGAGATTAATACTTCAATACCTTCATTTGATTTTGAAAGCGAAAGACATGCTGGAAACAGAATGTATGAAATTAACTCAACTGTAGTGCCAGCAACTGGTAATTTAAGTTCAGTTGGATCAGATTCTTCTGCCGGTGGTAAAATAAGCATACCTAAACATACGGGTTGTCTTGTTAGATTACCTATTAGTAGATCAGCAGGTAGTAATCCAGATCCTAGTGGAGTATTGCATATTATAACAGCAACTTTAAGAAACGGATCTACATTTTCGTTTGACGATAGATTACTTGAACAACCACATGCATTTGATTTATCAAACACAGTTGGAAGAATAAAAGCACAAGGAACCTTAGATGGATTAGTTGGATATAATTCAAGATCAATGTTAACTAACCCTAACGGAGACATACAATTGTACGAACCTAATTATAAATTCACAATAGATTCTGTATCTAAAGGAATATCTGCATTAGATGGAACTTATATAAGAATGATAGGTATTTTAGATGATAATGGCGATGGTATTCCATTTAATCCAACAAATAGTCCGGGAACATTCTGTGTTTAATTATTGAATAGACCCTAAATAACAAAGATATATAATAAAAATAAAAACAAATCAACATGAAGACTAATATTTTAGCCCCATTTATAAAAACTGAAGATTCTTTCAAGTTCTACGTTAACGGTAGAGTTTTTGAAATGAATAACAATATTATAACAGAAACAGAATCTATTGATTCTAACTTAAGTAACGCTATTGCTGCTTTTGAATCTTTTGAATTCTCAGCAAATTCAGTAAAATGGTTCCACGGAGCTTCTAAATTTACTTATAGTTTAACAGAAAACACATTCTCAATAGGAGATGTAGTTATTGAAAACTTCACAAAACACGTATTATCTTCTGGATTAGTAAGATATGCAAATAAAGGAACTGCAGATTTATTCGAATCTTTACCATCAATGATAGAGAATTTCGTATCTTTAGATTTCGTAGCAACTTTTGAAGGAAAAAACAATATTGTTAACTTATTTAAAATCGAAGAAAAGGTTTATGTTTCTAGATTTAACACTTCTAACAAAATAGCTAAGTTCTTCGAAGCTACTAACGCAAATGCAGCAGTAGATTTCGTAACAGAGCAAACTGGTTTATCAGCAGCAACATTCTTAAATGAATTAGTTACAGGACAAGCACAGGAAATAGCTCAAAACGAAGCAACAATAAAATCATATCAAGATATGGTTGCATTCTTAAAAGATCAAAGAGGTTTATTAGCTGAAGCTGATAAGTCAATTCCAGAAATAAAAGCTGCAGATTCTTTAATCAATGAAGAAATTACAACTTGGGAAACTAAGATTTCAGAATTACAAGCATAACACTGTTTAACAATACATGAAGAGAGACCCTAACCGGTCTCTTTTTTATTTTAGAAACAAAACTACAATTAAGTGTATAAGTTTAAACAAATAAAAATTAATTAATTTGGCTCGTAAAAAAAATTATCTAAATAACAAAGACTTCTACGCTGAGATGGTTCTCTCGAAGGATGCTGATGTACTAACTAAGACTGCAGAAAAGATGTTAATTCTTTTAGCAGAAAAAACTATCAATAAAATGAGATATGTAAGCGAAGATGATCGTAATGATTGTTTACAATTCGCTATGCTAGATCTTCTTAAATATTGGAGAAACTTTAACCCTAAATATCCTAATGCTTTCGCATACTTTACAGAAATTGCAAAGAGAGGATATGCTAAAGGATGGAATAAAATACATCCACAGAAATACAAAGGAACTATCTCTATTGGAGGTAACTCTGGAGGAGGCGAAGGAGAAGGTTCAGGTATCTACACTATATAAATGTCAATAAAAAACCTCAAACCAACAAAAAATTCAGGATTCAGTCAAGGGTATTATGTACCTATATTTCCTGAAAAATACGTAGGACCAACTCCAATAATATATAGGAGTTCATGGGAACGTAAGTTTTGTATATGGTGTGATAATAATGACAAGGTATTAAAGTGGTCTAGTGAACCTGTTGAAATTAAATATTGGTCTAGACAAGATTCAAAGGCTCATAAATATTATCCAGACTTTTACTTTAAACAAATACAACCTGACGGCACGACGTTAGAATACATTGTTGAAATTAAACCAAAGAATCAGATAACTAAGCCGCAACCTCCAAAAAAACAATCTAAGAAAGCATTAGAATCCTATAAGTTCCTCGCTGAGGCATACATTAAAAATATGGATAAATATAATGCAGCCAAAGAGTTTTGTGATGGAAGAAATTACAAATTCATTGTGCTAACAGAAGATACTATATTAAATGGGTTACGTTAAAAAAACTATAAAGCAATTAATCAAAGATGCAGGTAGCAAGAAACAAGCTAGATCTGCATCTGAGAAATGGTTTAAAGAAGGCGAATCATCTAGATCTCTGAATGAAGTAAAACAAACAAGATCCAGATTTGAACCTGGTAAAATATATGTATTTGACTATACACCCGTAACAAAGGATTTACCTTGGTTTGATAGAAAGCCTCTCGTTTTAGCAATAGAACATAAAGGTGAAAACGATCTAGGTATTAATTTAAATCTATTACCTGTTAGTATAAAAGAAAATCTATTAGATGATTTATATGATAGGATGGAAGGTCAAATTAATAACGCAACATCAGGTAAAAGAGCTTATAATGCATCGAGACAGGCTCCTTTAAGAATAACGTACGAAGGAATATCATCGTATCTAAAGAGATTTGGATATGATTTTGCAATTAGACAGTATATTCCTACAGGAAAATCAAGACAAAGTGTTATTAGCTATACTAAGTGGCCGGAAATCGCTTTATGTGATTTTATTAAACTAAACGGAACAACAGTGACACAAATTAGAAGAATGTTTTTCAGCTAATAAAAACAGAATATATAAACAAATATAATAAAGTAATAACTATGGCAGGATTCGTAGATAGAAATGGCCCTTTAAGTTACAATAAGAAATCGTTCACATTAAAAGACTCACTTAAGAAGTTATCTTCTTTTGGTATGTTTTATGATGATCTAGTACTTAGACAATCACAATCGATTGGACCGATGGAAGATGAGATAGGGTACGGTCAGATGAACCAAATGGGTATTGACAATGATGACATGTATGGCGCTTTTGCAGCGTTATCTATGGCAGACACAAACATGCGTAAGAATATTCCGTTCTTCGATCAAGGTTACGAAGGTAAACGTGATGAACTAAGAGCATTTTCAACGTATGACGAAATTGAAGACATACTAGATATCCTTTGTGATGAGTCTATTGTTTATGATAACAAAAACTTTTTCGTAAATCCTGAAATAATAGGAATGGATGTTTCGGAAGATGTAACTAAATACCTTAATAAATCATTTAGAAATATTTACCAATATTTTGGTTTTACACAAGATCAATCAGCATGGTATTATTTTAGAAAATTCTTAGTAGATGGTTATTTATCATTTGAGATTATATATAGTCCGGATCAAACTGAGATTATAGGTTTTAAAGAAATAGATCCAATTACATTAGTACCAGGATATAACAAAGAAGATAAGAAGAAAGTTTGGACTCAATTCAAAGACGATCCTATCAAGGAGAGAGTCTTGTATGACTCTCAAATCATTTATATCTCTTATTCATCTATTACCACAGCATCTAGAGTTAGTTACTTAGAACGTCTTGTAAGGTCTTTTAACTTAATGAGAATTATGGAACACACCAGAGTTATTTGGGCTGTTACTAATTCATCTTACAGAATGAAATTCATTATACCAGTTGGTGGTAAATCTAAAACTAGAGCAAAACAATCTTTAGCTCAGTTAATGAATAACTATAAAGAAGTTGTAGATTTCGATTGGGAATCTGGAACAATGCATACTGACGGTAAACCAATGTTACAATTTAACAAAGAATACTGGTTACCTTCTAAAGACGGTGAACAACCTGAAATAGAAACATTAGGTGGAGAAGGTCCTGAATTAAGCGACACAGAAGCACTTAAATATTTCTCAGATAAACTTAAAGCAGTTTCTAAGATTCCATTTAACAGATTCATGTATGAAGACGGTGGAGGAGACTTTAACTTAGCAGCAGATGGTATGATTAGAGATGAAATCAAATTCTCTAAATTTATTAAAAGACTAAGATCAGTTTTCCAAGAAATATTAGTTAAACCACTACACATTCAAATGTGTCTTAAATACCCTGAATTTGCAGATGATCCAGCTTTTAAAACGCAAATATCTTTACAATTTATTGAAGAGAATATGTTTGCAGAACTTAAACACATGGAAATTATGGAACGTAGAATTAACTTCGTTTCAGATCTTAAAGATTCATTAGTTGAAACAGATCCAGAAACTATGGAAGAAACATCATACTTTGATCAAGACTTCTTAGTAGACCGTTACTTAAAACTAACACCGGATGATAAAGCAGCAAATGACGCATATAAAGCTCGTAAAGCAGCTAAAGATGCTGAAGAACCTGAGGTAGATCCTATGGATTTAGGAATTTAAAATTATAAACAATAAAATGAAACACGTAAAATTATTCGAACAGTTTGTTAATGAAGCAAAGACTTTAGATAGAAAAGCCATGATGTCTTGGTTTAAAAGTAAAGGAAGAGACTTCGTAAAAACAAGTGAAGAGTTCAACGGTGAAGAATCAGGAATCTGGTTAAGTAAATCAGATGGTGATAAACAAATAGATCGAAGCGTATCAACTGCTAAGTTTGATAATGGAGTATTAAAGTCTTTTAGAAAGCAAGCTGCTGATAGAGGATGGGAAATAACATTTTACGATGATTCAACTATAATGTGTTGGCCTGATTCAGTATTATCTGAAGCTGTTAAAGTAACTCCAGAATCAGATATTAAGGTAGATGACTATACTACCGATGATTCTCAAGAAATTAAAGCAGTTGAAATTGTTGGAGCTATTGTAAGTTCTGATACTGAAGACGAATTTATAGAATACTTTTACGAGACATACGGTCAAGGAGCATTTACAGAGACAGATATATTTACTTTGATAAAGTATTATAATGAGTATGTAGAAGAAGTTACTGCCATAGAAACAGAGAAAGAAGAAGAAGAGAAAGAAAATCCAACAGCAGATGGAGATGAAGATTCAGGAGATTCTATCGATGATGAAATAGCAGCATTAGAGAAATAAACAAACTTTTTAAAAAGGACACTTTTTAATGAAGATATATAATCCAAATATAATAAAATAATAAAATGATCAAAAAAGACTTATTAATCTTAGAAAGATCTTCTTCTAGTTTAGATTTAAAGAACGAGAATGGGGTTTATGTGTTAGAAGGTATTTTCGGCGAGTTAGATAGAAAGAATAAAAACAACAGAATCTACACAGCAGAAGAGTATTTACCACAAATCGAATCGTTACAAGACAAAATTAAATCTTCAAAATTATTAGGTGAATTAGATCATCCTTCTAACTTTGATGTATCTTTAAAGAATGTATCTCATGTTATTGAAGAACTTACATATGATAAAGAAAACAAACAAATCAGAGGACGTATTAGATTATTAGATACCGATGCAGGTAGACAAGCTAAGGCTTTAGTAGATGCAGGTGTTCCTTTACAAATATCATCTAGAGCAGCAGGAGCTGTTGAAGAGAATGGTACTGTAAAAATCAAACAACTATTTACATATGATTTAGTTGCTGATCCAGGATTTGCAAACGCAGAATTAACAAGAGTTAATGAATCTTACGGATTTGATAATAGCTCTGACATATTAATTTATGAAATAGGTGCTAGCGCATCACCAATCAACGAAACAAAAATAGAAAATAAAGAAACAGAAACAATGGCAGAATCAAAATTCATCACTGTTGAGGACTTTAATAAATATTCGAAATATCTTTCTGAAGAAATTAAGTCTATTAAAGAGTCTCTAACAGAAGCAAGCGAAAAAGGTAATGAAACAGAATTAGCAGAAATAAAAGAATACACTAGCTATTTAGCTGAAAAATTAGATCAATCAATAAAGTACGCAGAGCATATCGCTGAAAAGACTGATCAAAATATTCAGTATACAGAACATGTTGCAGAAAAGACTGATCAAGTTATTCAGTATTCAGAGCATATCGCAGAAAAGACTGATCAAGTTATTCAGTATTCAGAACATGTTGCAGAAAAAACAGATCAATCAATACAGTACGCAGAAAGCTTAGCTGAAAAGGTAGATCAATCAATTCAATACTCTGAGCATATTGCTGGTGGTGTTGATAAAATTAAAGAGTATACTAATTATTTAGCAGAATCTTATAATGAAGGTGCAACAACTCACGAGAGTTTATTAGAGTATGTTGGATATTTAAAAGAAAACTTAGAAAAAGTATCTGATTACGCTGAATACGTTGCTGAAACTGTAAATTCTAATTTAATAGTAGAAGATGAAGCAGGAATTCCAGCTGAAGATATTAAAACTGATACAACTGATGTTACAGAACCTATAGTTGATGCAGAAGGAAACGTAATTGACGGAGAAGTTGAAAACGTTGAAGGTGATTTAGAACTAGACGGTGAAGGAGAAGCTGAAGGAGAAGTAGTAGCTGAAGACAGATCTGAAGATATTGAAGACGAAACCAAAGAATTAGGAGAACCTAAGAAACTTCAAGAATCTGAAGAATCTGAAGAAGAAGAAGCTTACGAAGATGAAGAAGAAGTAACTGAAGATAGAGCAAAAGATATCGAAGACGAAATCAAAGAATTAGGAGAACCTAAGGACGGTAAATTAGCTGCTAAAAACGAAGAAGTTGATTCGTTAGATGCTTACAAGAATTCAATCACTGAAAAGTTACAATCATTAATTAATAAGGCTGAAGAAAACAAAACAAAAGATCCACACTTCTTTAAATTTGTATCAGAATCTGCAAGAACAGAATTTAATGAATTAGCAACAGAAGATAAAACTAAAGTATTATCTGCAATCGAAGGAAGAGGATTCCTAACAGAAGGACAAATCTTAGGATTATGGCAAAATTCTTTATTAAACGCGGTAGTAGCAACTGACCCTAAGGTAGTTACTTTAATGCCAACTGAATATAAAGACACTTACGCTAAATTATCAGAAGCTAAAAAAGGATCAATCTTAGCACAATCTAAATACCACGTATTAGAAACTGCTTATCAAGTTGCAAATTTCTGGCAAACTAGAGACTTAAGAGATACCACAGTAGTTATGGAGAAAGTT